GTGCTTGCCGATGGGCTGGCACTACCTGATGGGCTTTGTGATTTACTTGACGAACTTGATGGGCTTCCTGAGGCTGAACCGCTTGCTGAGCCAGATGCTGATTGACTTAGTGATGCTGAGCCAGATGCTGAACCGCTTGCTGAGCCAGATGCTGAACCGGATTTTGATCCAGATACTGAACCACTTGCTGAGCCTGAGAATGATGGACTTATACTAGCACTTGTTGAAGCTGATGGGCTTCCTGAGGCACTTGGTGAGCCTGATGGACTAAGCGAGGCTGAACCAGAAGCAGAGCCAGAAGCTGAACCAGAGGCACTTCCTGAGGCTGAACCGCTTGCTGAGCCAGATGCTGAACCAGAAGATGATGGACTAAGTGATCCGGATGGACTACCAGATGCTGAACCAGAAGCACTGCCAGATCCGGATGGACTGGCACTACCTGATGGGCTTTGTGATTTACTTGGCGAACTTGATGGGCTTCCTGAGGCTGATGGGCTACTTGATTCCGATGCTGAACCAGAAGCAGATTGGCTTAAAGAGGCGGAACCGCTAGCTGAACCAGAGGCGCTTTCTGAGCTAGAGGCACTTGCCGATGCTGAAGCAGATGCTGAAAGACTTGCTGATGCTGATGCTGATGCAGAGGCTGAGCCAGATGATGAACCAGAGGCACTACCGGATGGCGAACCAGAAGCACTACCGCTTGCTGAACCCGAGGCTGAGCCTGATGATGAAGCTGAGTAACTAGGTGACAATGAAGAACTTGCTGAACCAGATGACGATGCTGAAGCAGAAGCAGAACCTGAGTCAACTTCTGTTTCTGGAGTAATTGTCCATCTTGCAGTATCTGAAGTTCCAGTATTAAGATAAAAGTTTCTTCCACCAGGCAAGTTAAGAAGAAAGAAAACTGCTCCCTGCTTAAATCCTGAGTCTCCAGTAGGTAAAGTTCTTCCTTCTGCTTCTAAAATAAGATCAGTTCCTAAAACTGGGGCTTCATCAGTTGTACTAAGTGGCCGTTCAGTGTCCCAACGTAAAACTCGATTATATCTATAAGGGGTGCGAGCAGTAAGAAAGCTATTTTCTTGAGTTGTTCTTAATCCACTATCAATATTCTCGATTCTATCGATTTCATTTCGATCTAGTCGTGATAATTCACTTTTAAGTTTAAATACGGGCATATTTTTCCCTTAAAGCTTCAAATTCGGCCTGTTCCTCTGGAGTTCTATCACCAGGATGAACAAACCCTAAATGCTCTAATCTTTCTCTTTCTTCTTGTTCAGTCATTTTTCCTATAAAAAAAAGCCTTTGCTAAAAACCTATGCTTTGTTTTATAGCTTTAGGCTTTAAGCTTTAGGCTTTAATAGCTTACTATTAACTATTTAATTTTAAAATGTCCAGTATCCTTCTGTGGCCATGTGTCGGCGACTGTCGGTTACTTTAGCTCCGTATACGAATAAATCTTTGTATGCTGTTCCGAAATCTCCTGGCAAATCTTCTTCCATTCTTACATTCAAAACTGTTTCTGCAAAGGTTAGCCAGTTTGAGTGTCCTGCTAATACTCTATATCCATCAGTGTTGTTACCAGTCAATCTGTTAGATTGGAAAACTTTGAATCCTTGTAGCATGGTTATAAACCCTCTTTTTACCAATTCATCATAAACTGCTGGCACATGTAGTGCAATTCCAGTTGCCCTAGTCAAAATTGGGCCAAACTCTGGAGGAACAACTATCCATCTGTCAGTGTCTGGGACTGTGTTATAGCCATTTTTCTCTGCTAAGTCTAATTTTAATTTCAATTCGCCTACCTGAGCTAAAATGTTAGAAGTAGTAATTGCTAATGGAGTAGCGGCTTCGACTATGTAGGTTGCGCCTGCTCCAATTGCTCCGCCTGTGTATGCTGTAGCAATATCATCTAAGTCGTCTTCAATTATAATGTCAGTTGTAGAATTAAAGGTTTTTACCCTATACCAAGTTGAATGACCATCTGCTTTAAATCCTCTTCCGACCATATCGGATGTAAATGTAGTACCTGCTCCAGTTACTTGACCAGTGGTCACATCTACTGTGACAGTTCCACCGGTTGCATCAGTTCCAACCCTATTTCCTGCGCCTACATCTCCATAATATCCAAGTGCAAAGGTATCAACATTCTTACCTCTTTCTTTTGCTACTTGGTCAACAATTTTTGAGTGTGGATTTTTAATGTAGGATAACCATCTTGCCAATACTTTTTCTTTCCAGTAGAAAGCTTTGTATTGATCGATTATCAATTGAGCGTTATTTTCTGTGAGAGCATCTGCAGTCATGGCCGTATTTGCGTATGTTTTTTCGGTAATTCTGTCGAAGTTAAGAATGTTCATCTTAGAACCAACCGCGTTAATTTCACCTTCATAGTCTCTATTTACAATAACATCGATCATGTTCTTATCGTAGAACTCGATCATTAATTTTTGGGAAAATCCTTCTGCTAGTTTTGTGCCGTATGCTGACATATTGGTAAAAGTGTTTATATTTTAACTTTTACCGGCCTTTGAAAGGGTTTGGAAGTTAATTAAAAACATATTACTATAAAAATTTATAGCTTGTCAAGTACCAATTTAGCCTGAAAATTATTTTGAAGGATCGTTTTCTATGCGTCCAGCCATAAGCATTTGCTTCCATTTTTTTTGATCTGTCTTTCTTAATCTGCGTCCTTGTTCTATTGTTAATTTAGTTTTTGTTTTACCTTTTTCACTTGGACCGGCACTTCCCTTAGGAAACATCTGTCCTTTATTCTTTCTTGGCACTTTTGCATTATGTAAAAATGCTGGAATTAAAACTTTAAAAGGAATACTAGAATTAACTTCATCAGAAGCATAAACTTTAAATTCATCCAATCTATTTTCTAAATCAGGATTTTTAGTAAGAGTTTCTGGGTCTGCTATAAATTCATCTACCTGTTCATTCCATTTTTCAATCTTTCTGCCTTCTTCTCTAGCTTTAACAAGACTTTTCCTAAATCTTTTACTCACAATAGCGTCTTTTGCCAATTTCTTCATGTGATCTTCCATCAAATCCCAATCAGGATATTCCTGCTTCATTTCTTCATCAGTGGGTTGGGGCAAATCAGCGCCTTTATCAATAGCCTCATTAATCTTTTTATTCTTAGCATTAATCTTTTGGTTCTCCCGAGCAGAAGCTGAAAGTTTCTTTTTTAAATCTGGGTTTGGAATAGGCTTAGGATCAGAATCGCCCTTAGGATCAGGATCTAGTTCTGGATCAGGGTCTGGCTGTGGGTCTGGCTTAGGGTCTTCTGGAGGGTTAGCTGGAGGATCTGGTTTCTTTTTCTTCTTTTCTAATGCTTCTGCTTCTGTAGCTATTTTATCAAGTTCTTCTTGTGATGGTTTTTTATGAGATGATTTTGGGTGTTTTTTTACCATATTTCCGTCCAGTTAAGGGTTTGGTCTGGTTTATTTCTTTTCAGCTAAGCTTTCTCTAAGGTCTTTTTCACTAACTCCAACATATTTCATGCCTAATTCTTTGGCTTGCGCTTGCAATTCTTTATAAGTAGCCTCATTTGGAACAAGTCTTAATCCAAGTTTTTCAGCTTGTTCTTTTAAAGACTCAAGATCGATCAATTCTGCCGAAGCTTTTTTTGGGTCTGGTTTAAATTCATAATCTTCACTAAGAACCTCAGCATATTTTTCTTTATCGTCTCCGGTTAAATAGCTTCGTCTTGCCCTAAGATGACGAACTTCATCATTGCGGAGTTCTTCAGGGGTTTTTGCTCTAATCTTATCTAAAGCATCTTTAATTTGCTTATTAGCTCTATCAAAATTTTCTTTAGCAATTCTTTCTTCTGAAGTAGTTTTATCAGCCATGTTTTAATTTAATAGTATAAATATATTTTTGTCAAGCCTTAGTTGCTGGCTTCAAATTACCAACAGCTCGATCTAATTCAGCTTGAGCTTTTTCTGGCGTGCTTAAAAATGCTTCTAACAAGAGATAATTCCTAAGCCTTGCCTGTAATCTTATAATATTGGGGTTTTCTACTTTGAAAATAAAGACACGAACAAAAGTAGGTTGTTTTGAAATATCTCGCTCTACTGCCGCCTTCATTCTTCCGATAGATTCTCTTATTTTTGAAACACTAAGTTGACTTTTCTGAAGCGTGTCAATCATAGAGTTTAAAGTTTCCTGCTCGCCAGGATTAAGCTCTTCAAATTTTACATTAATTGGTTCTAGAAGTTTTTCTATCAGACTCATATTATCAATATAACATTAATTATTTATTGGGGCAAGAGCTGTGCCGCCGGCTGTGGTTGAGGCTGAGGCTGTCCCTGTCCTTGCTCACCGACTGGAAACTGCAATGGCGGTTTAGTTTTTTCCGCTTCTATAACTTCATTAACTTCTTCTGGTTTTAATTTAGCGAATGTTAAGAGTTTTCTTTGATAAATTTCTATCAGTTTTGGATTACCTGGCATATTAACTACAACTGCATTTAAAAGCTGTAATTCTTCGGTATCTTTAGCATCCTTTTCTTCTTGACTCCAAGCTTTTACTTGATAACCTTCTTCAGTCATCCAATCTGAAGGTTCAATTTCTCTTTTAAATATAGTGTCTGTGTTTCTACCTTTTTTGTAGATTTTAACTGCATCAAGCTTATCTGACCCAGCCTCTATAAGTTTAAGAAATTTATGGCCTCGTTCTTTCCAAGCAGGTGTGTAAAACTTACTCATTCCCTTGACACGCTCTTTAGCCTCACCGAGTGCTAATTGAACCTCACCGAGGGTGATTTTACGCTCTGTAATAGCGCCTTGCTGAGTAGAAGTAGCTCCAGTGGCCTTTTCAGCTACCTTAATAACAAAGTCAATTTCGTCTAAAGACTCAGAAAGATCAGCAACAGGCACATTCTTCATAGTCTTGTTAGGATCACCTGGTAGCTTATACCAACCCCAGGGCTTTGCAATAAATGTCTGAGGAGAAAATTCATCATCTATGCTTCCATCGTAAAAATTCATATTGAAGTTTCTAAGAGTTCTATTCTCTACCAGCTGTGAGAACCAAGAATTAACTATCTTGTTCGGGCCTCTGATAATATCTCCAGTGCTATCACTCCAGAAGTCTTGACGTTCTAAATCATCAGCCCAAGAATTATAAGGCAAGTGATTTCTCCAGTAATTATCAACTGTTTTACCAATTACTTCTTCCAAGGGCTTCTTCATCAACCTCAACTTATTATCAGCCTCTACATATAAGTAGTATTGTTCTTCACCATCTGCTAATCCTTCCGGCCTCATAACAAAGTGAAGTGATAATTCAACATAAGCCTCACCCAAAACAGGATCATCCACATCAGTAAGCCCCATCTTTGTCATCTTTTTATTCTTCTCAATCAGCATTTTCTCATTATCTGCAATCTTAATAATTCCTTCTTCTGTTTCATAAAACTCTTTAAGCTCAGCTACCGCCTCTTTATCGTAATCAGGATTACTTTCTATTTGAGAAAGAGGCACAAAAATATGGGTGTGAATCAAAAACCTTGTCGTGTCTAAATTAGTAGGATCAACAAAACGAGAAACTAAAATATCCTCTGGGTCTTGAACTGTAAAAACAACCTTGCCATCAATTATCTGCATCTGCATAAATGACCGGCCAAAGAGAAAGACTTGCTTTTTATCTACAATATCCTGTTCTGGAAGATTATTTTGCTCTACCACCACATTCCAATATTCATTTTGAAATACCTCAGCAGATTTATCATTATCTAGGTTTTCAAAATACAAAACCGGCATATCATCCACATCTTTAAGAAGAGTTCGCACTGATTGTTTCATTATGGGGATGTTGACTGACTGCCTTTGAGTAAGACGATTAACAGTTACCTTATCTCTATAAAGAGTATAGTTTTCAGTCCAATCCGGCTGTCGACGCTCTCTATAATTATAGCCTGACTCTTTATTGAGTCGAAGCATTCTCATTTCCTGATCTTCAGGTTTTTGTTCTCTTATTTCTGACATAATTAAATATTAAAACACTTTACTAACAAAAGGCAAGCTATCCTGGCATCCCTTCATAAAATGGCTTGATTCCACCAATGTCTGATGGATCTTGTTGTTTAAATGGTTTCTTGAAGCCAACAGCAAAAGTCCTAAAAGCATCAGCACCATGAGAAGCCCAGTTGTGCAATGGGCCTTTTCTGTAAACCATGTTCTTGTCATCCCAATCTTTCTTATAGTTTTTAAGAGCCTGAATACCACGATGACATTTCTTCTTATCAAAATAACATCGATTAAAAACTGTCCTGCCAGCATTTATCCCTTCATCAATACTAAGTTTAGGAACTGCCTTAAACTTAATCCCTAACTTTTTACCAACCTCAAGCCTAGATTTACCCGTTCCTAATTCTCTCACTGTAATATCATGAGGCGCGAAAGAAGTAGAATAAAGATATTGCCTATTTTGCATTTCCAAAGCATAATGACTTAAGCCCTCACCTGAACTTTCATAGTAATCAATAAATCTAATCTCCATACCAATCATTTGAAAAAACCAAATAGTCATAGAATCATCAATACCTAAATCCCAAGCAGTATAAACAGGGGATTCATGCTCATAGGGAACATTGGTGATTCTACCTTCTACTTCTGCTTTCTTTATTACAATTCCATAATAAGAACCAATAACAGGACTGTCAAAAGAGCAATAATATTCCTGCTCAATATATGCCAAAGCTTCTTCTTTACTTCTACCTTGAGCTTCAAACCTTCTAGTAACGTCATCCTTGATCGCTTCCATCTGTTTTTTAGTAAAAACACCTGTATCATCAACAGTCAAAGTCTGAACCCACCACTTAGGATGATCCTTAGCAAATTCAAGCAAGGCTCTTGCATGATTATCACCCTTCGGAGTAGTATTAAAGACTGCTATTCCATCATTTTCTCTTAAAATAGGCTCTACAACATCCCAAGTATAAGGATCATGGTCAGCCCACTCACTAAAAGCAAAGAGTTTAGGGTTGCCACCCCTCAAGTCATCGGGACGATTAGCACCAGCCACTTGAAACATTGATGGAGTATCTGAGCCATTCTTAACCTTAATAATCATCCTGGTATTATTAGGCCTACTAACTCTTATTTCATCAGGAATATGATTTATAAATCTAAAGCCCTCCTTGTCTAAAGCATCCCATAAATGCCCTCTACCCATGACTGAAGTGGGATAAACATACTTAACCTGACAGGGATCTCTAATTAAACGCCGGGGAATTACATCAGCCATGTTAGTTTTATCTTTACCAGACCTTCTATGCCATATCTGATAGAAAAAGCGCTTTTCGCTTTTACCTTCTATTGCTTTTTCTACTTCCCGAAGAAATGGGACTTGATAATCTCTAGCTACAAACTTATGAGGAATAATAGTATCAAACTTATTTTTCATTGTTAGTTTTTTCATAACTAACAAGACCAATATTTAATTTCTGACCTTTTGAAGTATGATCTACTTTTTCAACTGGTGATAAGCCAAGAATCTTTAATTTACTTTCCCACATTCTCCAATCATCTTTCCCAGACTTGGTCATACCCTCTAGGGCTTTTTCAATACCATCACGAATAGCTTTTTGAGCTGATGGATGCTTTTTCCAAGCTGTGATAGTATCGGGATTAACACCTAGAGTATTAGCAATTTGCGCCCAGTGATAAGCCGCTTCACCTCTCAATAAATCTAAAAATACCTGAAATTGCTCTTTCTTATAAATTCTCTCCTCAGTCGGAATTTTCGGAGTTTTATTTTTATCTTTAGAAGCCTTTTTAACCTTCTTCTTTGAAGTTTTACCGGCCTCATTTGAGGGTTTGGTTTCATTCATAAAATTATATTAACAAACTAATTATTTTTCTGCAAGTATCAAACTCTCCGAAGTTGGACATAAAAAGTTTTATTAAGTGGCGTGTCCGCGCCCATAATAGCTTTTCTTAAATAACCGTATCTAAGTAAACCTTCTAAAGCAAACTGAACCCCATGTTTAGTTTTCCCCCCTTTTTCCATCGCCTTAACTATCTCTTTTCTAGGAGTAGGAGTCTTTTCAGTATGCACCCAAACATCCACAAACTGCATAATCTTAGTTTGCAGATTACTAATTCCTCTAAAATCTGTATAAGTGGTCATGATTTAGGCAATATAATTTTTGGCGTTGCCACTAATAATGAATCCTTTTTTTTCAGTATCTCTTCTTTTCGTTTATTTTCTTCTTTAATAGACTCAGGAGTCATTATTGCCCTAACAATAATTGTGTTAGTTCTACCCTGTACTTTTTCAACAATAATAACCTCTGGAACGAAACCGAAGTGATTTTTAAGATGGATCGCCTTATAAAATCTTTTAGCCTTATCCTTGAGTTTAAAAGGTGTGGTCGTCTTTACCCTTACCTCAGACCCTTTTTTTGGTAGTTTGTCTTTTGAAAGCCTCAAAGCCTTCCCCATTTTCTCCCTCTCCTTCTTCAACAAGTCTTTGATGAATAAAGGTTCCTCTTTTATAGCTAAAAGATTAGCCATTCCAAAAATAAT